GCGAACACGTCGCCGCTGACCAGCCACGAGGCGAGGGCGAGCTGCTGCATGGCTGCGAAGTTATTGACGCCGGTGGCGTCGCACGCCCTTTTATTGTTGGCCCACAGGCTGAACTCGCGCTCTGCCTGCGCCTGCCATGCGTCTGCGGCCTCCTGCGTCATGCCGAGCGCCTCCCGGTCGATCCGGCTCTTGAGCTGGAGCCCGATGCCGACCACGTTTGTACGGTTAGTGCGGATGGCCGAGGTGGCGATGGGTGCGGCCATGTAGAGCATCCGGGCTCTCTGTCGGAGCGTCCTGTTGTGGGCGTCGATGTCCTCCTTGGGGCTGCCGCTGAAGGCCCTGAAGCCCTTGGTCGACCTCTTGTGCCAGCTCGCGCCGGCGTCGCCGTAGCCCTTGTTCACGGGGCGGGGGCTCTGCCGGCCGCTCTGCGGTCGGCTTCTGTTCTTTCGTCTGCTGATGGTGCTCACCTCCTTCGGGTAAAAATGGCCGGCGCCGGGAGAAAAGGAGCGAAAACTCCCGGCGTCAGCCTATGAAAAAAGCCCCTTTCGGGGCTTCTTTCACCAGTCACGGGGGACGACGCCCACGGCTTTGCGGGGGCGCTGCCCGTTGAGCAGGGCCTCGAGGGCTGCGATGTCGTCCTCGAGCTCCTTGATGGCCGCCCGGATGGCGGCGAGATCGGTGTTGTAGCGGGACAGGTTGCGGGATCCGATGCCGTAGCTCTGCACGCCGCCGCTCAGCATTTCGGCCTCCCGCTTCAGGTAGAGCTCGAGCCGTTCCCGCTTGCCGGCGAGCTCGATCTCGATGGTCTTGCGTGTTTTCATGTGGTCGTGTCCTCCTTACCAGTCGTCGAAGGCGCTGGAGCTGCTGCGCTTGGTGCGCGCCCGTCGCTGCGGCGCCGGTTTTGGCTGTTCCTCGAGGCCGCGCAGGCGGCGCTCGACGGCGTCCATGTCGGGGTTGATGATCTTGAGGCCGGCGTTGGCGTAGTCCCGGCAGTCGAGAGCCTCGTTGCGGTTGTGGCCGGGCAGCTTCTCCCACGCCCAGCGGTCGCCCCGCCGGGTGCTGGTGAGCACCAGCTTCTCGGAGAGCAGGCCGTTGAAGTAGTTGAGGTCGTAGCCGGCGTCGGGGTGCCGGTTGAAATGGGAATATTTCGGGCCGGGCTCCTGCACCTTCAGGCCGGCCATGATGGCCGCTTTGCCGGCGTCGACGCCGATGGTGTAGAGCCAGCAGGTGATCTTCTTGTTGTCCCGGATCGGCACCTTGGTCGGCGGGGAGACGTAGGGGATCCCGTCGCCTCCCTTGCCCTTGATGGCAAACACGCGCTTGCCCTGTCGGGCCCGGCACGCCTCGTACACCTCTTGGGTGAAGTGGCCGCCGGAGTCGACGCAGGTGATGGAGATCTTCAGGCCCCGCCCGTTCTTGAACTTGTAGACATGGTCGATGACATCGTCGAGCCGCTGCCAGACCTCGGGGGTGTCCGGCCGGCCCATGATGTAGCCCTTGACTATGCCCCAGTTTTCGCCGTACTTGCCGTGGCCGACGACCTCATACTCGAGGCGGTTGTCCTGCGTGTCCACGCCGCAGGTGAGCACCAGCACGCCGTCGGGCAGCTCCACGGGAGTGCCGTCCGGGCGGGTGCCGTAGTCCTCGCGGCGGGCGAGCATGGTGTCCTCGTCCTCGAGGTCGCCGCGATCCTCCCATAGCTGGCCGAGCAGGGTGTTGTAGACCACCTTGAGCCGCTGCGGGTCGTTCTTGGCGTCGAGGAACTTGAGGACGATCTTCTCCCACGGTGTCCACGGAGAGCTGAAGGCGTTGAGCCAGAACGAGCGGACGCCCTTCTTGTAGGCGTCAGGGTTTTCTGCGATCCACTTGGCCGGCTGCCGGCGCATGGTCTCCTCGGAGATCAGGCAGCCGCAGGCAGGACAGGCCCACGAGACGCCGCCCTTCAGGCTCCAGACCTTTTTGCCGCGCACGCGCTTGGCCTCGGGCTCGAAGTGGATGGCGTCGAACACGATCTCGCTGTACTCGCCGCACTCGGGGCAGCGGTGGCACCAGCGTTCCTGTGTGCCTTGGTAGAAACTGGTCTCGATGTTGCTGGCGCCCTTGATGGTCGGGGTCGAGACCTCGACGGCCTTGGCGTTGTAAAAGGTCGCCTGACGGGCCTCGGCCAGCGCCCACGGGTCGCCCTCGGTGCCGGCGCTCGTGGCCCAGCGGTCACGCTCGTCGCCGATGATGTAGCGGGCGGGGGTGGATGCCAGCGCCGAGGCGCTGTTGGAGCCGGTCAGCGTGAGCATACCGCCCGGGAAAGACTTCTGGAGGATGGTGTTGCCGCTGTCCTTGGCTTTGACATCGTGCACCTTTGCCTTCAGGGGCTTGCTGTCCCGGATCATGGGGGCGACGCGCAACCGGCTGAACTTTCTGGCGTCGTCGATGGTCGGGTGCACATAGAGGATGCTGCCGGGGTCTTGGTCGATGATGTAGCCGATGATGTTGAGCTCGAGCTCCGACTTGCCGACCTGCGACGCGGCGACCATGACGATCTTGTGCACCTTCGGATCCGTGAAGGCCCGCATGGGCTCCTCGAGGTACGGGGTGCGCTTGGTGCGCCACGGGCCTGCCTCGGCCGAGCTTTCAGGGGAGAGGCGGCGGTGCTTGTCGGCCCACTCGTCCACGGTCAGGCTCTCAGGCGGGGCGAAGCGTTTGATCGCCCCCGAGATGGCGGCGTTGAGCTTCGCGGCGGCCTTCTTAGTCGTCCGCGTCATCGGAGAGCTCGCTCCATCCCTCCCGATCCCTTACCCGCCGCGCATAGACCTCGGGATCGTATTTATAGCCGGCCAGCTCCTCGAGGATCTTGTAGACCTCGGCGCGGATGATGTCGGACGCTTCCGCAGCGGTGGCCGCGCTGGAGACATCCACGGCCAGACGCCCGGGCAGAGCCACGAGCATTGACCTGATGCTATACACGAGATCGGTCATGACGGCCTCGACGTCCTCGCTGCGGTGCATGGTGCCCTCGAGCTCCTTGAGCTGGAGCGCGGCGATGTCTGCCTTGCTGCGCTTGAGGTCGGCCTCGGCCTCGAGCCGGCGCCCTTCGATCTCGGCGTCCTTTTTGGACGGCTCCCGGCCATTGGCCTTGGCCGTCAGGTATCTGATGTATTTCTGGATCGTCGGCAGCAGGTCGTAGCGGTTGGCGTTGCCCTCCTTGGTGGCCGTGATGATGCCCTCCTTGGTGAGCTGCTGGATGCGGCGGGGAGTCAAATCGAACAGGGCTGCGATGGTCTTGCTGTCGACGAGCTTGGTGTTGGTGTTCGGCATGGCGTCCCCTCCTTTCTGTCGTGCTGCCGTGCCCCCACCATTTTCGTGAGGTCAGGAAAATGATCGGCGCAGGCCCCGGGCGAAGCGAAACGGCCCGGAAAAACTTTTTGGAGTCTGCGCGTTTTTTGGGCTCGCCAGCACCGCAGGCGTCAGGGGTGCGTCACAGTACCTTCGGCCGCGCTGCGTGGCCGTGGTGGCCTCTGTGAGGCCGCGTGCCCCGTCTTTTTTGTGCGCGGGTGTTGGCTTGCCTCGGTGTGCTCGGCCGCCTTGGCGGGCGTCCTGCTGGCCGTGGCAGCGGCCCTTGGGTCACAGGCCGAGGGCTCGCTTCATGTGGTGGTCGAGGCGCTTGGCTGTCTCGGTGTTTAGCCTCAGCATGATGGCCTCGTTGGTGCGGTCGCTGGTTATCATCTGCGGCACCGAGATGGCGGTCATCTTCTGGATGTCGGTGCGGGTCTTGCTCATGCGCTGGAATGGGATCCAGCTCGTGCCGTCGGCTTTGGTGTTGCCTGTCCCCATGAGGATCCAGTGAGACCGCTGCGAGTAGGGCCCGCCCTTGGTGCGGGTGTTCTTGTAGCGGCCGATGACCTTCTTGCTGCCCTTGAGGATCTGCGCCTTCAGGGTGTAGCTCCTGCCAGCCGGCGGGGCCTTGGGTGTCATGCCGAAGTGCACAGGGGTCAGGAGCCGGCCCTTGTAGACGAGGGTGAGCTCCTCGATGGTCTCGCCTGTGATGCGGATGCTGCCCGCCATCTTCTTCGGCTTGCCTCCGCTGGACGGCGTGATCTCTCCCTTCTTGATGTTGTAGACTGCCGTGACCTCCTGCGCTATCCAGCCGGGGGCCCGGGCCTTCACGTCCTTCACAGTGCTGCTGATGGCCTTGCGGCCGCCGGCCTCGATGGCCTGCACGTCTGCGACGAGCTGCCGCAGGTTTTCGATCTGGATGGATATGCTGCCGCCCGCCATGGTTGTCACCTCCTTCAGGGGAAAAGAAAAAAGCCGCCGGGCTTCTTGTGGTTGCCCGACGGCTTTCTCGCTGTCGTTGTTCGGTTGTTGGGCGGGTGTCCGTCGGACGGCCCCCCGGCGTTGTCCGGGTGTCCGGCGGTCTTTCGACATGGTACAGTGTAGCACAGGGCGCTACTGCCGTTCAATGGATTTTACTGCCCTTTACTGCCTTTTACTTCCCTTTACTGCCGGGGCCTCTGTCTCCTTCAGGATCTCGGCCATCCGCAGCAAGGCGCGGCCGTGGGCCTTGTATGTCCTGTTCTGGTAGCTGTCTATCCTCTCGAGGTAGTCCTGCCGATCACTGAACAGGACGGCACAGATCCCGTCCCAGTCTGCCCGGTCGAAGTAGCGCAGCCGCAGCACGGCGCGCTCGTCAGGGTTTTCCACCTGCCGGATCATCGCCTCGAGGGCAGCGCGTTCCTCGCGCTCCTCGGCGAGCCGTTCCTCGATCTGCTCCTCGAGCTCCATCTTCCGCAGCACCATCATCCCGGTGCGGTCGGTCGGTGTGCCGGAGCCCCGGGGCATACCCGTCATGTCAGGGCCGGGCGGCGCGGCCATGGAGATCTCCATGCGGCCGAGGCGCTCGTACTGGTTGTCTATTTCACGGAGCAGGCGGGTGTACTTCCCGAGCCGCTCCTTGATGTCGTGAGTGATCGGCTTGTCGCTCATTTAGGTCAGGGCGTCACTCCTGTCCACCTCCTTCCTCGTCAGGGTCGAAGATCCCGGCGATTTCCTCACGCGAGAGCTCTCGGCCTTGACGGACGCAGCGCACGTTATTGTCTCCAGTTGTTTTGATGTAGCGCCGCACGATCACGTCGCACCATTTGGGTTCGAGCTCGATCATAGCGCAGGTTCGCCCGGTGTTCTCGCAGGCTATGAGCGTCGAGCCTGAGCCTCCGAAGAAGTCGACCACGAGCTCGCCCGGCCGGCTGCTACTCAGAATGGCCCGCTCGCACAGTGCGATCGGCTTCGGCGTTGCGTGCCCGCCTGCGTCGTCTCTTTCTGCTGTGTTTGTGATCGGGAAACGCCACACATCGGTCATTATGTCATGCTCGTCGCTGTCGTTGTGTGTGTTGTCGAAGAAGGCGCGCAGCTCCATCGCTTCTGCTTTCATGCTCTGGTATGCCTCAGACGGCTTGTTGCGCAGTTTCATCACTTGATCGTGTGGAAGGCTGAAGGCTCGGCCCTTAAATGCCTGCTGGAGCTTTTTGTAGTGCCACTCCGGGATCGGCGTGAACTGCGATTTGCTAAACCAGTGCCCCCACATTTGAACGCCGGTGATCTCCGTGAGCTGCTTGGCCTTGAGTCCGACCTTCTGAGCCTCTCCGACCATATAATCGAGGATCGCCTCGTATGCGTCGTTGAAATGGTCTTTGTTATTGTTGAAGCCTTCGACGCCGCACATAACAAAGAGGCATTTCTCGGTTTCCCTCGGGTAGCTCCGCATGAGCTCACTGTTGACGCCGAAGGCTGAGTGCTTCGCCCATGTGATGTAGTTTCTGAACGTGATCTGGTTCGCGGCGATCATCGGCCGAAGGATGAAGGCGTAAATATCCATGAGCGGCTCGTCGATGCCCCAGCAGTACCAGCTCCCGTTTTCCTTCAGGATCGAGAAACTGAGCGCAATCCACTTCTTGTTGAACTCGAGGAGATCGTTCTGGTTCTGGTTGTCATTCTGGACGCCGTCGCTCTCTTTTCCCATGCCGTATGGCGGGTCTGTGAAAACAAGGTCGGCGCGCTGCCCGTCGGTTGCCTTCTGAACGTCGCCCATCTTCAGGCTGTCACCGCAGTAAAGCCGGTGGTCTCCCAGCAGCCAGAGGTCGCCGGGTTCGGTGAATGGTTCCTCTGGCGGCGCCTCGGGCTCGGTGTCGCCGTCCTCCTTTTCCGACTCGTCATCATGCAGAGCTTCGGACAGAGCCGTGACAAGATTGCCGTATTCTTCCTCGGTGTAGCCGCTGAGCATGAACGGGATCTCGCCGGTGTCGATGTCGGCGAAAACCTCGGCGAGCATCTTGTT